ATAAGGATATTTTGGATCTAAAGTTCCAGTAGATGTATTTGTGCTTATACCAACAAAGTAAGCATAAACTCCATCTGGATAATCTGGAGTTTTACAATATCTACCATTATTTTCATCTAGATCACCCGAATCTGTAAATGAATAGTCTTCAACAAAAAATCCTACAGCAAATGCAGAGGGTCTATCAATTACATTAGAAGAACTGGAAGAATATCCAGTTTGTAAAAGTCGTATACCAGAATTCTCATTAGATGGGTTGCTATATCCATAAGGACCATAAATTGGATTTCCATCATATGCCCACCCAATAATTGGTGAGTGATCTAATCCACTATCATCAAAATAATTTTTACCAATGTTTGTAGAGTATCCTACAAAAGAATATTTCAATTGATCGTTAGACTGGACTAGTTTTTCAAATCCATATCTAGCAAAATTATTAATTGATAATCCTCTAATTTTTGGTTCAATAATCGCCCCAGATCCAGGAGCAGTCACCTTAATTGTAGTTTTGTCTAATGTATAGTTTACACCAGAATTAAGAACAATAATTTCTGAAATATATCCATTTTGAACAATTGCTCTCAACTTCGCCCCAATACCATCACCCTGTACCTCAAGATCTGGAGCAGCATTATACTCAGATCCTCTACTTTGAATTTCAACAGAAACAATTCTGCCATTATTAATGATTGGTTTTAATTGACCATTCTTACCATTTTTGATGGTTACAGATGGTTTCTTTTGAAGATTTAAAATATCAGATCCATATCCAGATCCACCCTCATAAACATAAGCATCAACGATTGATCCACGTACAACTGGTGTTGCTGTTATAACACCAGAAGTTCCAGAATACTCAACATTAATATTGACTTGAATTTGAGGGTACTCAAAATTATGATAACCAGATCCAGTAGATGCTAATTTGATATAATTTTTACGAGTATAATTAGATGTTACAGTTCCACCAATCCCAGCATCTGATAATCTAAATGCGTTATCATTTAATTTAATAACATAGTATTGATTTATTGTAGAGAGACCAGATATTGTAGTTCCTGTGCTAGAATAAACAACTTTTTCACCGTCACCAAATCCATGATTAGCAAAATTAACAGATGAGTCTATTGTAGATATTCCTACAGGTTTTACAATTAGTTTTCTGTTTTGATATCCACTTCCTGGATTAATTACTTTGACAGACTGTAAAGTATTTTTATCATCATAAATTCTAAATTTATGAACTCCAATATTACTTGCCGTCGTAAATCCTACCGTATTAATTCCAACATAATAGTCGGAAAAAGTTTGATGTAATTTTATAGATGTTGGGTTAACAATTGATGCGTAATATACAGATCCACTCTGTAGAGTCTTATTCTGATCAGTGTTTAAACCACCAAAAGTACCAATGCTTACTGGATTGTTTCCATTTTTATTATAAACAATCGCTTGACCATTTGATAGATTGTGATTATTAATAAAGGTTATAGTTTCGTTAGTAACATCTATTCCACCAGATTCTGTGTTCAGTCTGGCATCAAAAGATAGTTCCCTATATCTTTTTCCAATAATAGGTTGTAGTACAACTCCGCTGCCATTTCCACCAGTTACAGTTATTGATACCACATTATCAATATCAAAGTCTTGTGGATCAACATAAACTGCTGTTACGATACCACTAATAACAGGACGAACTAAACATGTAGTACCAGACCCTGGATTTGAAATTTGAATGGTGGGTGGATTAATTACATCATAATTTAATCCACTGTTTAATATTTCTACATTTTCTATTGGACCATAATAAATTTGATCATCGGATTTGTAGTTTGTAATTTCAACACCGTTGATTAGCATCCCAACTGGTCCAGGAACAGTTTCTACACCATATCCCGATTCAATGTTTGGATTTATTGGAAACTTTTTAAGTAATTTTTGTGGTCCTATTTTTTTACCACTATTTTCCAATAATGTAAACGTATGACTACCAGTTCCAGACGAGAGTGGTTCAAATTCAATATAATCATCAATAGGTATAAAAGATCTTGATGAATAAAGTCTAATTTGGTTCTTATTAGTTAATACCTTTACATAATAAATTCCTTCAGAGAGACCCGTAATATCAGTTGTTTGTGGAGAATAATAAACGGCATCACCGGTGATGAAAGGTACATCACTATCAAACGATAGAATGGAGTACTTTAAAGTTGAAGCATCATATCCCTGGATTCTTGATCCAGTTGCTTCAACTAAAGTTGCTTTAGAAATATTCTTAGTTATTTCATAAGATGGTAAAGAGTTTGAGGCAATGTAAAAATATTGATCAGAATCATTGTAAACATTTTGAACATCTGAAGTAATTACATTATTACCATAAACAATTTCTGCACCAGAACTAATAGACTTGTTTAGATTTCTTCTGATATCATAGGAAAGTCCAACTACTGGGGCAAATCCCGCCAAATTATCAAGTAAAATTTCTTTTGTTAATGGGTTAATGTTTTTTACAATAGCACCACTAACAACTACATTTTGTGTTCCTCTTACTAAAACATCTATGTTATCATTTTCCTTTAAACTTGATTTATCAATTTCAGAATACAGAGTGTAAGAAGATCCAGAGATCTCTTTAATTTGATATCTAGATGATGTATTATAAATCCAAGAATTTGAAAAAATTTGTTTTTTGGTTTTATCTTCTTCTGGATTTAGAATTTTTTCACCAAGATTTTTTACAAAAATTCTTTCACCTTCTGAAGTTAATTTAATATCAGAAGTTGGGACAAATTCAGATAAAACTCCAGTAATTCTGAGCTCTACTTTTTTAGTTAAATCTCCATTTTCATAACCATAAATTGTTTCGTCCGACCTTAAATCGGAAGACGAACTAATAGCAGAAGATATTCCACTACAATTTAAAAATTGGTTGATTGTTTTATCAGTATATGTGATACTATTACCACTGGAGATAACGTTTCCTGATGTACTAAAACCAATTGTTGAATCAACTGTGATTACAGAGGAACCAACTGAAACAGTTCCTATTACCTTGGTTTTTCCTGGGATAATAAATGTACCTTCAATTAAGTCCTTTTCATCAAATCCGACAAATAATCCTAATTTGTAATATGTCCTTCCTTTTCTACTAATAATTTCAACTTCAGACACTGAAGCTTGAGTATTTACGTCAGTTGATTTTCTAATTGTTTGTCCAACTAGATTATTTGGATCTCCAGAAATTCTTTCTGCAAGTACGATTTCTCTTCTAATAAACTGAGCAGAAGATGGTTTTAAAAGATATTGCTCAAGATCAATTACCTTTGGTGTAACTCCATACAAAACATTAAAAAGAATTCTAAAAGATTCTTCTGTTCCTTTTGATTGGTAAAATGCCTTAGATTCCTTAATAAAATTACTTACATCTAAATTAGATACAAAATCAACGTTTTCTAATCCAGGAGTAAGAGTGTACTTAATTTTTTTATAAAATTCTTTTAAAAATAAAGAACTTAGATTGGAAACAATTTTACCAGAAGTATGTGATGTTGCTGAAGAAGTTGAAAAAACTAATTCACCTGGAGCATTATCAGCATGATAAGATGTAATTCCACTAAATCCGCGAACACATCCGATAAAAGTATTAGTTGTTACTCCAGTGTAGGTAATGATCTCATCATCAATCTTAAAGAGTCCATATTGATTTGGAAACCCTTTAGTGCTATCTACTTGAATTGATGAACTTGTGCTAGTAATACCAACAGATAGAAACGTCTGACCAGTAATTACTTCAGGTGTTAAATTATCTAATCTTAAATATTGATCTAAATTATCTACAATATCAACCGTTCCACCAGAAAATTCCTGTGAAATATAATATTGCTTTAAAAATTCTGATGCCTTTGGACTCTCTGATAAAATATATTCTGGAAGTTGATTTTCAACAATCTGTTGTATTTGTACTCTTGTTTCAAACCCTGTTGCTATCATCTTATATCCTCTTTAGTTCCCCGTTTAGATAGTTTGAAGTTACCTTAAACCCAATGCCAGATATTTGTTCCCCAGAAGAAATTGTATCTTTAATCATATTTATGGTACTATCCGCAACACTAAAACTTAGATATAGATCTTTAAGTCCAATAACATCGTTGGATTCTGGGTATGCTTGAACTTGAATTATATTATTAGTTAAGTCTGTAGCAGTTATGTTGATGGTAGTTAAAAGTATTTCTCCAGTCGTATAGTCAATTGTTCCAGCAGATTTGATGACGACAATATTATCAATACCATTTGGATTTGGTTTAACAATTGAAACATCTCCCATACCACTACCATCTAGATTTCCATTAACATCTTTCTTAGGAACATCCGTTAGGTATACAGTGTCTGCTTCTCCAGAAATTCTAAATCCAGTGCTCTTAATATTAAATCCTTTTGAATTAATATGGAACTGATTTCCAAAGCAAAGTTCGTATTGGGCAAAGTCATTTACAGCAGCTTTTAGATTTCTTCTGATAATAACTCTGGTAATATTAGATGTAATCGCAGTATCAACATCATCAATAATTCTTACTAACTTACTGTACTTAAATCTACCACCAAACTTATTGACATCTGTTGATGATGAATAAGTTGTAAGAGCATTGGTCACTCTGGTTTTTAGATCATTTACATTAGAAACCTTAGGTGAATCATAATAGACTGCAGAGTCTATCTCTACATAAAGAACCTTGAGATCAATAATTGACTGGTTAATTCCTGTAAGAGAATAATTCTTAAGTTTATTTAAAATTTGTTGCTTGTCAAAGTCAGAAACATAATCACCATTCTTTGGTTTAATGCTGATTAAAACGGTTCCAAACTGAGGTGGGTCTAGTTCTTCTCCACCAACAACTGAAACTGATTCTGTGTTTGGATAGATTTGTTGAATAATAGATTCATAATCTCTTCCCGTTACTGCTCTATACTGTGATGAATACAGACGGGGGGCAAAATATTTGATGGAATCAATACTTTCAATCTCCCCACCATTGGATGATGATGCGGTAGTTACAACAGAAACTGTTGATGATGGAGTCACAATCTCATCAGAAGATCCTCTTAGTGATCCAGAGAAAGAAAAGAGTGATGCCCCATTACCATCTTTCCCATCAGTAACGATATAGGTTACGGTGATGATCGTTCCATTTTCTAATTTCTTACCAAAAATACCATCACCAAATAAAAGTTCGTATTTTTCGTCCTTTATTTCTTGAATCAGATATGTTTCCGATGTGCTCTGAACATTTAAAATATTATCAACTAATGTATATTCCCTCCCCAATCCAGTATCAGAAATACCTTTTACATAAACAACAATCGTAGAGGTGTCAATAAAAGAATTATCTAAAATAAATCTTTGATCTAATGACCCATCAACAACAAACTGGTTGCGAAGAAAAGTTCCTTGATAGATGTTGATATCAGAAAATGATGCAACACCACCAGTTACAGTGCTTGTTACATTTTCAGGAACAGCAAATGTATAAGTCGTATCAGAAATTCCACCAACGCACACCAGTCCCGCCTGTAGAGTTAGTGTTGGACTTGTTGTGGTAGTTGGCACATTAAATGATACGACCGCCTTAGAGGCGCTTCTAGAGCGTGGTACGTATCCGATATTTCTTGCTAACGAAACAACATTTTCTCTTAATGTTGCCGAGTCTAGAAAAGACTCATTCACAACCATGTTAGAGTTAAATGCTGTAATATATGTGTTGTACGCTAACGTGTCAATTAATACAGAAAAGTTTGACCCTTCAAAGTCAAAATCTGTAAAATTAGAGTTCGCACGAAGATAGTCCTTGATTGAGGTCTTGATCTGATCAAAGTCTAAATTAGTAAACTGTGTAAAAGGCATTTTATCTTGTTGCCTCTAGGATAAATGTAAATTCTTGAGTCGGGAATTCCTGTCCAATAATATCAAAGAATATCGTTGCTTCAAATTCGTTTGTATCCGGTTTAGGATTTACCTCAACAACAATATTTTCAACTCTGGATTCAAAGTTCTCTATTGCCAATTCAATTTGTCTTTGAATGATTGAGGCAGTACCAAAATCAACGAATTCAAAAAGACTACTACGTACATCAGATCCAAAATTTGGATTAAAAAACTTTTCCGTAGGAATCGTTTCTACAATGTTTCTGACCGATCTTTTGATCGCATTTTCATTCTTTAGGATTGGTAAATCCTTTGTGACCGGATGAGGTTCAAAGGATAAACTAATATCTTTAAATGATCTAGATATCCTTTGTATTGCCATCGGACAAAAGTTTCTTGCTTTATTTATATCCTATTTCCAAGGAGAACCATAGGTTGGTTCAGTACCATAACCCCAATCATCATAGTCTTCATCATTACGAATTTTTTCATGAAGTTCAGTTTGTGTTTTTAAATCATGCTTTGGTGCCAAATCGTGCATGACTTCTTGAATAATTCTTTTCTGTGGTGTTACTGATTGATAATCTGTGATGAGTTGTGTAGTTCCCCACATCTCTCTCATATAATTTTGATCTCTATCTACGGGTAAATTAGACATTTTAGCTCCTGTTTTAAGTCAATAAAACAGAACTTTTATAAAGGAGGTTGCTATCTCCTTACTTCTATTTAACGATCTATTTCACGCAGAGAATATGAGTCGGAATTAAGGTACTTTAAGATTTCAAGAGCAATTAATTTTGGATTTCCTTCACCACATGTATAGACATCCACTGCTAAACACCCATTTTCTGGCCAAGTATGACAAGAAACATGACTTTCAGAGAGTGCGATGACGACTGTACATCCCTGTGGAAGAAAACAATGGGCAAATGTGTTCAGAATAGTCATTTTCGCACGTTCAATGCCCCTAATCATGACGTTCTGTAGAGATTCTACGTCATTAATCAGGTCAAAATCAACATCATACACCTCTAGAAGTAGGTGCTTACCCATTGAAAACTTTTCCAACTCAATTTGTGGTAAAAAATCTATTTATTTTTGTTCTAAATTTGTAATTTCGTACATATAGTGCTCTGAAGTTTCAATTTTTCGTTTATTTTCTACAGAGTAGATCGTCATGTCAATCTCATAACCTGGATTTTTACTGATTCTGTTAAAAGTCCAAGCAGTATCATACCAAACAATGCGATTATTTGGA